GTGTGCTGATCGCTGCTGCCGCCACCTTACCGAACGTCGCTGCGTCAGCCGCAAGGTGATTAGTGACGATCTCGTGGAAGCCAACATCAGGTCCACCACCGATCTGCTTGTATCGTTCAGGGAATTCCTTCCAGCGGTACAGCCGCTCATCGGTGGTATTGAAAACCGTAGTGGTGATCAATTCCGTTATGCCGATCAGATAGCCATTGGCATCCGTGTCCGCAGTCACAAACGTAATCGGCTCGATGCCTGCCGCGAAGTCTGCGGCTTCGATGGGCGGCATCGTCACGTTGTCAGGGTTGATCCCGCCACCCTGCGCGAGGATCGCCAGCGGCCCGATGGAAGGCGACTGCGTCAGGTCCACGATCTCTTTCTGATCCGCATCGAGAACGTAGCCGCCATGCGGTCTGCCGTTCACGTCGTAGCTGACGAAGTACAGATAGACGCCGGTGTCGGGTGTCAGCGGCCAGGGTGGAGCCGTCTTGAAGGCCGCACCCGTCTCAATGCCGGTGAGCGGTTTCTGTTCAGTGATATTGCTCTCACTGGTGCGCTTCGCCCAGAATATTCTGCAGCCCTGATATTCAGGGAAGGAAGCAGGGCTGGGGTTCGACCAGGAGCCCGAGAATCCGTACAGGTTGCTGCCGAACTCGTCCTTGGTGTAGTAGATCGACGCCTGTATGGCCTCGACCGGCGGCGTCGTATCCGGTGGCGGATTGATGGTGAATACGACGGCAGGCGTGGCGGTCAGGTCGCCGGGATATCCGGCTTTGTAGTCGTTGACCTTCGCCTGACTGGCGCTCTTCGCATACACGGTCACGCTCTCAGGTGTGACCGGATACTCGTTCAGTTCCACGATCTGGTTGTCATCGCTCTCCAGCCCGGTGAGCGGATAGTGGATACCGGCGCGGATCATCACGAGGATGCAGCCGGTGTAGGCGCGGTCACCCACCGGCTTCGTCCAGACAAACGGCAGCAGTAACGCCTTCTGGCCGCTGGCGTTCTTGCCGTAGCGCGGGTTGACCAGTTGCAGCCCGATCACGTTGCCCGCGTATTCGCTGCCCGCTGGTCCGACCGGCGCGGCAACGTCGAACTCGATCTCCGGTGTCAGTCCCTTCACGTAGCTGTTGCGCGGTGCGTGCAGTCCGGTGGCCCAGCTTAAGAGCCGGATGCTGAACCTGCCCGGTGCGCCCATCGGCCACATCGGCGACTCGTGCCTGGCGACATTCGAGCTTGGGCTGGCGTGCAGTTCGATGGAGCCGTCAGGATAGACGATGTCGAGATCGTAGCCGCCGAGTGCGGGCCAGCGAGGATCGAGTACGTCGTTTTCCCAGGTTGCGCTGAAGCCCCATGTCGATCCCGCGCCCTCGGCGGTGTCGTAGTAAGGCAGATCTGTGATCGCGCCACTGCGGTCGCGCAGATGGAAGTTCTTCGCGATCGGAGCGTACTCTCTGCCCACGATGCTGTCGGGCCCGCCTGAGCCAGGCATCGAGGGATCGACGACGAATGTGACCGAAGGCGACGTAGTGGTGGGATTCTCTGTGGTCGCCGATGCGCTGATGACGACGGCACGCCACGACTCGATCTCGACCGGCGCCGGATGGTCGAAGGCGACGAACGGCCGCTTCGGGTCATACGGCTTTTCGATCATGAACTCGTTGCTCTTGAGGTCCACGATCTTGCTGGCGTTCGCCGCATCGCCGATGAGTATGCCCGGGACTTCCTGTCCGGCCACCGTGCCGCCGGTGCCGGGACCGCCGGTGAAGGCTTCCTGCGTATCGACGGCGGTGTCAGGCGCGTAGAGCCGGACGAAGAAGCGTGTCACGTCGCCCGCGCCGCCGGGGAAACTCGCAGGGATGGTGACGTTGATCAGCAGCTGATGGCTCTGGTCCGGCGCATAGCTGGTCGTCAGCTTCGGCACGCCCAGCGTGGCGTTAGGCAGGTTCTCAGTCGGAAGCGGTTGCCCGGGCGTGGCGTTCTGCGGACGCTTCACCAGCCATTGCTGCGCCATCAGGCACCTCCTCCGTTGCGGCGAGTGTGCTGCAGCCGCCTGCGCCCGCCGAAGTTCCACAGTGGCGCTCTGCGCCGACCGGCCACCTGAGCCGGGTCACCGGCGGCAACGAACTCCACCCACTCGCCCGGTGCCGCGATGACGACTTCAGCCTCGTGCGTATTGAACTCGTCAACGCCCGCCAGCGGTCGCACGCGCACCACGCCCGGTGTCGCTCCGCTGCCGTCGTTGACGACGAGGATGGTGCGGCCGAAATAGCCAGCCGAGCCGAGCTTCCGCCCGATCGCGTCGATAGTCTCGAGCGGCACGATCACGTCACCGGCGGTAGTGTCGATCCGCAGCGTCTGGTCCGTGATGCTCGTTCCGCCGGTCGACATCCGGCGCACTTCGTAGGGCTGGCCGTACACAAAGATCTCGCGCACCACCGCGAGCTCCTCGGCTGTCTCGTTGCCTTCGTCATCGATCAGGTATCCGGCGATGAGCGCGACGTTACCACTCAGGTTGTCGACGCGCACGGCGATGTCCACATCCTGGTTCGGCAGCGGCACGCCTGTCACTGTCGTCTCAGCCTCATGCACCCAGTCCGGGTATTCCACGATGTACACGCTCGAGGTGTCCGGTATCACCTCCCAGGGCGGATCGACGGTGTGGGTGAGGTTGTCGTTGGCGACCACTTTACGAACCTGTCCCGCGCCTTTGCCGTGGAGGATGCGGACGAGCAGGTCTTTCTCCGCGCCGGGGATCAGACCGTCGGCCGCTCCCCACTGCGCTTCGCCGATCGAGTTGTTCCACAGAGCGCACGTAACGCTGTTTGCTGAGGCTGCGGTGACTCTGGCGCGGACGATCATCACGTCCCCCGGCTGGACGCTGTCCTCCGGTGTGCCGCGTACGCAGGGCGGATCGACGGTGAGTGTGCCGCTAGCCGCATTGAACGCAGTGATGCGGAAATTCCACAGCGGCACCGCACCGTCATCGGCATCCGCCACGACGGTGACGAACTCGCCTACCCAGTTATCTGTGGACCCGATGAACTCGCTCGACCGGATCTGGTTCGTCCCGGTAACCTGCTGCACTTCCAGTCCGGCCACACCGGAGTGCTCGACTTCCTTCACCTTGATGCGGATCGCTCTGGCAGCCTCAGACGGCGCACCGCGGCCCATGCGCTCGTTCCAGGCGGTAAGCGTGATCTGCGCCGGAAGCGGAGTCGACGGCTGGTTGAACTGCTCGACCAGACGGCGCGGATCCAGCCCGACCCAGAGCGCATATCCCGGAAGCGTCTCCATCGACTTCAGGTCGAGCGTCACCTGGTAGGTGTCGACGCCCGGGGGAAACCAGACGGCCGCCACATTCGAGAGCGGTGCGAAGTTCCCGGCGCTGTTCCTCTGCGCGGCGACGAAGTAGTATGTCTGGCCGCCGCTCAACTGCCCTCCGGTCTGCGACCAGATCACCCTGGTGATGAGGCAGGGCTTCATGCCTGCGATGAACTGGTTGATCGTCCTCTCGCCGCGGACCACAAGCGACGGCGAATACGTGCCTTCGCTCTCGAGCGTGTAGTCCTGCCAGAGAGCAAAGCTGCGCTCCGTGAACCAGCGGATCGGATCGTTGATGTTCGGTGCTTCCTCGTTCGGCAGCCATGCCAGCCCGCGCTGGCTCTGGAACCTCTCAGGCGGCACCGGCTCGGCGACCACGTCGTCCGGCTTGGGTCCCGCGACCACGCTGTACATCGCGTCCGTAGTCGACGGTCCCTCGAGCGTGAGCGACCAGTCCGGGTTCAGTTCGCGCCGTGCGATGCGGAACTCCACCTTGCCGCCGGGGAGCGAGGCGTCCTCGTAGCTGGCAATCTGCCCCGGCATCGCGCCCAGAGCGATCACGGTCGATGCCAGCCGTACGGTCGAGGCGTGCGTCCACTCCGCTTCCCCGGCGCCGCCGAGCTCTTCCTTGAGCTTCGTCATGACGATGCGCGAAGCCTGGCTCTTGTTGCTCACTCCCAGCAGCGGCATTCTCGACACCTTGAACCGCGGCCCGGTGACGGAGCCTTCGATATTGGCGTGATCGATATCGTAGACCTGCACGGAGTTGAGCGCCCACTGGTACTCTTCGTCCGCGAACTCTGCCGTCAGATGGTTGAATGCCGCCTCGCGTGCGGAGATCTGCACGCTGTCCCTGAGCGTTGTCGCGGTTGTGAAGGCTTCGCTCACGCCGGAGTGGACCTTGATATCGATGGCGAGCTTCCCGTTGACGAACGAGTACACGCCGAGGCAGGAGTCGAGGATCTCCTGCAGCATGTCGCGGAGCGGCTTCTGTTCACGCAGGACGCCGCGGAAGGGGAACTGCCTCTCCGTACCTGTACCCACAAGCTTCGGCACGTCCTGGTCCGCGATATTCGCCGCAGCGATGATGCGGTTGAGACTGAGCCAGGACTCCATCACGGCTGTGGGGAAGAGGTCCGGTCGCGAGTAGTCCGCTTTGAGACCGATGCCTCTGAGGAAAACATTGACGGCGATCCACACCGTATTGGTGAGCGGCTGGGTCCAGAGGCGAGTTCCCGGCGCCGTCCAGGTCCAGCCGCCCATTCCGCCGGTTACGGTGACCGACATCTTGCGATCGGAGACTTTCGACAGCTGGAGTCCCTTGGCATCTGTCCTCCTGATCTCCGCGAACGCCATACCGGCCGCATACGTCGAGCCGGACGGCACGGTATTCCAGGGCGCCTGCGAGAGTCCGAAGAACTCCTGGCTCACCGCCGGATCGCGGCCGGTCGAGAAACGCCAGCCGCCGCCCCGCTGCGGATCGTGCGGTGGTGCGCCGTCGAGCAGATGGTGCGTCAGGTCAGTGTCGAAAGCAGTGATCGGCCCTTCGCCGACCACGCCCAGAGCGGAGTAGAACTCGCTTTCGTCTCTGCCGGCCGTTACGTCGCAGTTGATCACTGTCGGAAGATCCGTGTAGATCTCCTGCAGCACACGCTGGTAGATGGTGTCCTCCGCGATGCTCACGCTCTTCAGGCGCGACCGGCCCCAGCCCCATGTGCCGGTGGTATTGTCATCGATCCGCACGGTCTGCGGCTTGGCGACGGCGCCGCCGAAGTACAGCGTCATCCCCCGCTCGACGCACTGCGCCCAGGACTTGTCGCAGGTGGCGAGTCCACCGGCGTAGGGACACCAGGCAGACTTGAACTGCTTCCAGCAGGTCCGCGAGATCTGGCGGGTCGGGTACGGCAGCGTCAGTTCGTACAAGCCGTCCTGGGCGCGGACTGAGAATGCCCGCGAAGCCGGGTCCGTACTCCACTCGCGCACATAACCGCTCCAGGGGTTGAGCAGGATGCGCGTCTGCGCGTCGAAGATCGAGAACTGCAGCCGTGCGCGTCTGAGCGACACCTGCTTCAGTAGCTCTGTCCAGACGCTGTCCGCATTGCCGAAGGTGAAGTCTGCCGCATCGTTGTTGCCGCCGGTCGACCAGGCCAGACCGGACCAGTTGATGAGCCGGGGCAGATACGTCACGCCGTTGATCATGGTGCGCCGGTCGGAGAGCGCCAGCACGGTCCCGTTGCGACACACGATCTGCACCAGCGGCACGAGATGCTGCACGCCCACTCTGAGCGCGGCCGCCAGCGTGGCGGAAGGGACGCCGTCGTCAGTCTGTACGGAGGTGATGTTCGTCAGCGGTGCGTCCGGCTGCGGTGCCTCGAGGAGCGTCAGCCCGGGGTCGCCGGTCGCCATCGCGACTGCATGGTCGAACGAGATCACCGGATCGCTGTAGCGAGCCCGTACGGCTTCTGTCGAGCCATCCTGCCGCGGATGGTTGTACATGAACCAGGCATAAAGTCCGTGGGCTTCCTGCCAGTGGTCGCGGAGTGCCTGATATTCGAGACAGTTCAATGCGTACTTGCGGATGCGGAACCGTCTGGCCGCATCGCCGCGGTAGAAACGCTGCTCGGTCTTCAGCCCGGGCGCCCCGAAGTTGTGCGTGATAATGACCGGCTCCAGTTCCTCGCCGGTCATGTAGTCGAGCCGGGTGAGCGGAAACTGGACAATCTGCGGCGAAAGCGGGATCGGGACTGGACCGAGCGAGTCAGGCATGTCAGTAGGCGACCTCTCTCAGTTCCAGGCTCACCGTGCCTCTCAGTCCCAGTTCGACCGACTGCGACAGCGGTCCCTGCAGCACTACCGCATAGCGACCGACAGGGTTGAGTCCGGTAGGATCCCAGCTTCCCGGCGGCTGCGTTTCCTTGAGGTTGTAGAACCAGAACGGCTTTCCCTTCATGCCCTTCAGGAACGTGTAGAGTGCCGCCATGTCAACCGCAGGCAGCTTCCGCGCCAGCCGGAACGTACGCCGCGGGAGCATCACCAGCGAGGCGCGTGTGGTCGAGGCGTCCGGGTACTCATCGAGCAGCGCCTGGTGCTCCACGGACTCTGAGAATGCCAGCATCGGGCCTATGGGCATCACCTGAGTCGGAGTGGGAAGCAGGAGGTTGTTGGGCATCAGGAGAGTACCGTCATCGGCTCGAGGATCGCGCTCTGGGTATGCGACCGCCGTGCGCTCGATCCTGACGCTGCGGCCGCACTGGCATCGCCGACCGCCGTCGGGTTGTTGCCGATCACCTGGACCACTTTGCCTTCGAACAACTGGTTGGCCTGCTCAGGGTTGAGCGTGACAAACAGAGGCGACCGCGAGTAAGCAAGTTCCGTAGTGGTGGGGCCGACGTATGGGTTCGACACGATGCTTCCGCCGCTATAGACCGGCTGTATGCTGGCGCTGCCGCCGGACATGGCCCAACTCACCGGCGTCATGGGACGGCCCATGCCTGACGCCTGCGTACCCTGGGTCATCGCATAGAGCTTGACCATCTCCTGCACTTCCGGCGCGTACACACCCACATTGATGTCGCCGCCGTAGTTCGTCTTGATGATCTGCGTGATCTGTCCGAGGATGCCTGCCGAGGCGATGTCGACGCCGTAGACTTCCTTGATCTTGATCCGCGTCTTCTCACTCGCGGACTTGAACATCTTGCGGATCATGCCTGCCGTGAAGCCGATGGCTGCGCCGATCGCGGCCCCGGCGACAATCCCCATAGGACCGGCGAACGCGCCGATCTTGGCGCCGATCATCGCGCCACCGGCGGTCGCCATGCCCACACCCTTCCAGCCGCCTTTGTAGAGTCCGTATCCGGCCAGCGCGGCGCCGCCCAGCAGCAGGGCACCACCGGCGACACCGCCCACTCCGCTTGCACCTGAGGCTGCAGACATTCCGCCCTTCGCGCCTATGCCGGGAATTGAGAACTCCGGTCCGAGTCCGGCAACCCGCCCGGTGTTCATTCCGAGATTGCCCAGGCCGCGCAGTGCGCCGACCGCATCCCTGCCGTAACCGGCCAGACCGGCACCATAGCTGCCGTAGCCGCCACTACCGTTGCCGACGATGGGTGGCGTTCTGCCAGAGTTGGGATTCCACGGAGCGGTGCCGCCGGGACCGCCTACAATACGACTGAGCCAGCCGCCAGAGCCGAATGGAGATCCGCCGCTACCTCCGCTACTGAAGATCCCACCTAAATTCCCCCAGCCGCCGCCTGACCTGGTCCCGCCACCGGTTCCTCCTCCGGCTCCTCCCCCGGGCAGCCCGAAGATCCGCATCATGCCGTTCGCGATCACGGTCGAGAACACATGCTTGAGCGCGGTGAGCCATGCGTTCTTCCAGAAATCGGCCATCGACTGCCAGACTGACTTCGACTTGTCGAGGAGCGCATCGAAGACGCCTTCCGCAGAGTTCTTGAAGTACTCGAATGTCTTCTGCACTTCCGTGCGGACGATCTTGTTGCGGTCGCTGATCGACTTGGACCGCGCCATCTCCTTCTGCTGTTCCGCAGTGGTGTCGAGGTTCTGCTTGCGAAGCGTGTACAGATCCGCAATAGCCTGTTTGGCCCGCTGGAATTCCGGTAGCTTGTCGATCTCCGTACCCAGCGGCGATTCGAGTATCGCCTTCACTCGCAGCTGCGCCTGCGCCCGCTGCTCCTCCATGTCGAGCAGCTTCTTGTTCTGCTCCAGCACGGCGTCGATATACCGAATCTCGATCTCGAGCCGCTTCGTATTCAGGTCGAGCTTCTGCTTCAGCGTCCTGTCATCCATCGCGTCGATGGCTTCCAGTTCCATCTGATGGCGATGATCGATTGCCTGCATCTCCATCTGGTGTTTCAGATCGATGCCGTCGCGGATCGCCTGTAGCTCTGCTTCGTTGAGCGTCTGCAGCAATTGCGTCTCGGCGTCGATGCGTACTTTGTTCGCGTTCTGCCAGGACTCCATCCACATTTCAGCGACATCTCTCGCGGCTGCCTCTTCGCCCTCCCGTACCCGATCGAGAGCTTCCT